CCATCCAATAAGATGTGACCAGTATAAAATGGTGTTAACGTGTATACACTTTGTGTAAATTCATCTGATCCACTCGAAAGTTTCATAACGAGTGTATTCGGTCCTACAAGATTGACAGCACCCGAAGTCAATACATTACTCGTCGAAGCATAATCATTTGAACCGAAACCGAGTACTTGGTTCGGTGTCGTGGTCGTAGATGATTCTTTAAGGTATCCGTTATCTCCTGTGTAAAATTCAAGTGTGAAAGTGTTTGATGTACCAACATTTGAAAATGTCAATCTTTTTGTGTCTGTGTCAAAATTGACTTCACTAATATTGGAAACAGGTGGGGCGAGTTCAGCTTCGAGATGTGTAGCTAAATCACCACCAGTAGGATAATCAGCGTTCGTCAATGTAACAGTTTGTCCATCTACACTGAAAGTATTATTGGTTGCACATATAGTCAGTTGTGGTGTGGGAATACGAGCCGACACGAGTTTGATTTCGGACACATCATAGATTGGATTCTCTAGGGTAATAACATAGTTATTCGGATTCGAATATGTGTTGGAATAGGCATCAATTACATATGTACCTTCACTATCATAATACGAATTTGATGCGACAATCTCGACGCCGCGCTGACTACTATCGATAGATAGGTTATGTACCTTCATTAAAATATAGGGATAATATTTTAATGACTGTTTTCGTCTACATACAAAGTATTACTGGTAAAGACCGTGTGCAAGGGGGTTGTTCTGGAGCTGCCTCTTAGCCACATCCAGGTTTCTAGTGTTAGGGTTCTCGTTACCCTTATAGGCATTGAACTGGTGGAAAGGTTTCTGTTGATAGTTTTGGGTCCACGCACCATTCGCAGCACTCACACGACCATCGACACGAGTTGTATCTGTCCGAACCGCAGTGAGGGCGCCACCCTGCTTGAGTGCAGACTCACGAACGTTCATACGACCAGCGTTACCCATACGGTTAGGCTTGCCACGACGATCCTCTGGACGGAAACCATACCTCATGAGTTGTTCATTTGTCTTCGCAGTCACCTGAGCAGCAGCACTACTGGTGTACGCGCCGTGGTGGCTATGAATACCTGGGGCGGGTCGGTTGTAATACTCATACTGCATATCATTGCGATCAGTCTTGAAACGTGTAGGATCCTGGGACATTGTTTGAGCGGAAACGAAGCGTTTAGCCCCATTGAAACCTAACCCATCTTCGCGAAGGCCAGTCTCCGAGCGGTTCGTGGTACGCTTGGTCCTTTCGTGTTCATTGCGAGGCACAACACCCGACATTCCCTGAGCGCGGCCAGGCATAGTAGGCAACCTGGATGGAAGGTACGCAGTTGTCTCAGGTTTGTTGTGGGTGAGCTCACCAACCTTAGCCGAACGGCCACCAGTGACATCTCGAGCTGGACCAGTACGCCCTGGGAGAGTGGTCAACCTGTACGCACCAACATTTACAGGGTTGACCCTAAACATCTGCTGATGACCCCCAACGGCGGGAACATTGGCACCCACACCGAGACCTGGACCAACAAGTTGCTTTTCAACTGGAGAAAGATTGTTCATTCGACCGGTATCATACATACGGTTTCGCATGTTCAAGACTTCTTGACCACCACTTCTTTGTTGCTTAGAAATGTCGGCAAAGCTTTCCATTTCTCGTTTACGGGGAACTTCCATCGTTGGTTCGAAATTTGTAGTTTCGACAATTTCAGGAGTCTTTATGACGGGTACTTCATTATCAACCTTAGGTGGAACTGATTTAGTACTTAAGTTGCGTCCAGCGTACACGAGACCGGCTACAGCCATAAGTGAAATGGGATCAGCCATTCTTACTTCTTACCTACATTTTTATTAACATATCTTTGCTGGAAAAGACCGTTCTGGAGTTCGGCCCGTGTACTCGCAGGCTCATATCGAATCGTGCGAAGGGGGGTCTTGCACTCCATGTTGGACAGTGGGAACAAGTTGCGCTCATATGTCTGAACGATATTCTTGTTGAAACGGGAAGTCGATTGGGGACGAAGTTCATCACTGGTATTGATGTACTGAGCTGGGGAACCCTTACCCGCCATGTAGGGGGCGGTACCGTACAACATAGTGTTGGGTCGGCAACCACCGCAGTTGAGGGTACTGGGCTGAGGATACACGAAAATCTCATCAGTCGCCTTGACGGGAGGGACAGCCCCCTTGTTTTGAACTATGGAAAGACCAGGTTGGAGCTGATACGCCATTTATTATTACACAAGAATATTAATCTATCTCCCAAACATTCCCGAACGCTTATCTCCATTGGGTGCAAGACCGGCAAAAGCTTCGAGTTGGACACCACGGGCATCTGGGCTACAGAATTGTGTGTCACTCTTACACATCGGACCATTCTTGGGACCATAAAGCCACTCAGCGAAAGCTGTCTGATCTCCTGGAATTTTAGTTACAGGGTTTGAAATAAATTGACGCTCTGCGGCATTTCTAAGATACTTGGGCATTGGTGTGCGGGATCGCCCAGAATCGTAAGGGATGCGATCACTGATATAGTTGTTCACAAATGGCTTCACAGTGGGGTAGTAACAAGCCTCTAAACGGTTGGGGGCGTCAGTGTAATCTGTAATCAGTACATTTGCCATTGGGTTGTCCTCCGTTGGTTTTTGGCATGTGGAACCCTTGACACCCGAACCATACGTCTCCTTTACCATTTTAGACCTGTACAAGACAAAGATCACCGCAATCACCGTAGCACCCAATACGAAAATACGAGGATCACGACGAGTCAGATAAAGAATGCAACTGACATAGATGACAAAACGGGAAGCGGCGTTCACCCGGTCTTCTGGAGTTTGTTCCGAAGTTGGCCAAAATTGAGCAACCTGGTCGGCTCGAATGAGCTGCTGAGGATCGTCAAACCAGGCCTTCATTTAATATATGTACAGGTTTATTTTTTGGGTAGACCACCAAGCATGCTACCCATCATCTTCATAAGAGCATCCTGGTCCAGTTCACCACCATCAGTCTCCATCTTGTCAGCACATTCCTTAGCGATACTCTCAATCATCTTGAGGGTGTCGTCAGGAATGGACGTGATAGTAGTACCGAGCATGTAGAGCGTCTGGAGATACTGCCATGTCGCACCCTTGGTATTGACAGACATGCGCTCCCAATACGACTTGATGTTGAGATCCTTCAGGAAATCAATCGTCTCAATCTCCTTGAGTAGGAAAGATTCATCCTTGGCCGAAATCTTTTCAGCGTAAGGAGTTACACCCTTCATGAAAGCATCCACGACGAGACGTGGGTTTGTAGACTTCAGTACATCAAACGAAGTCATCATCTTCTTAACGCCTTTTTCCTCTGGAAAAGTCTTGTGCAATTCCACAAGAAATTGACCCATCATATCATTGAAAGCAGTGACAGACGCCATTTTCTTATTATATTCGTGTAATCTTTAAGTTTAGAAAGGCTCACTGGAAATAGTCTCACGTTGACCAATGCCACCAGAAATGATGAAAAACACCAGAATCGCGTTAAGAGCTGCGGGTTTAGTGTATTTGTTCAATTCCAACTTTCCTTCATTGTTCAAGTATGCTTTGAGATGAATGTACCCCGCAGTGATACCACCAGCAATGAGAGCGGCGCTCATCGGGTCGCGTAAATAATCGGAGATCTCCATTTAATTATACCTAGGATTTTTTGTACGATGCTCTGGTGCATCACCGAAAAGTACATCATCTTCTTCCTGAGGTTGCTCCACAGGTTCAGGTGCTTGAACACCTGGAACAGTCTTAAATTCATTCTCAAGACCAGTGGGCACTGGCTCACTCATAGGCTCTGGCTCACCCATAAGCTCAGACTCACCCATAGGCTCAGGCTCACCCATAGGCTCGGGCTCACCCATAGGCTCAGGCTCACCCATAGGCTCAGGCTCGGGCTCGGGCATATCATCTTCGATAACATCTGGATCAATGCCATCCCGAATTTCACCATCAAGGGAAATGTCGCGGTTATCCTGAGACATGTACGTTTGAAGAATCTGTTGTACAGGAATCAACTCTTTCACAGTGCTCTCGATACAGGTGCAAAAACGCATAGTCAGTTTTTCGTCGCGTAGATATTCACTCTGCTCTTCGTGGAAAATGTATGGATCCTTGTAAATATCCTTCGCGATGTTGTTGTAACACGTTTGAATGAAAACCTCCTCGGTGGGAAGTTTAAGAGAAATCTTTTTGTTATCCGCCTTGAGACGAACCGAAGAGAGGATTTTTGTACACGCAACAAATACAGCAGCTAACAAGTCGCTAAACCAAGAACAACGACCAGTTATGTTGTCACTATGTCTCTT